TGGTATGTATCTTATCCATAAATATAATTGGCAGCACTGGGAGCCATTCAATCGTGTATCGGGAGGAACACCTTCAAAGGAAGAGTGATGAGTGTGCAAAACTTTGGAGGGAGTGGCATCACTTAGCGCAAAAAAAGCATTGGGAGCACCAGATGCTAGAAGAGACTGGTGCAAATGTTGTGATGAATTTGGGATAATGGTATCAGAGGAAGTGAGAACCAATCCTAGATATAAGAACATGAAAAATTATTGGAATGAATCTCCTCCTCCGCCCCCTAAATGATGTCAACGATGTGACTTGGAGCATCGTTATCTCACTCATCATTCTTTTGATGGGAGTTGGTTATGTCATCTATATCATACTTACATATGATGATTAAGTCATAGTATAAAAATCTTAACTATTCTTTACACTATTTTTTCCTACATAGCGGTATAATGCAATTGTAGCTGAGTGTAACACATATGCTTGGACTTTATCTCGTAGTCGCAATCGTTCTCCTTTGTATAGCATATGCTGGACCAGAAGAAACCATGCGATTATTTGCATATCTAGATTTACAGTTGCGTTATGCATGGGTCAGGTTTAGGATGATGCTATTGCGTCGTAAGTTAAAACAACAACTTATCAAAGACCTACCCGAATACAACAAACTCATTAAGGAGATGTCTAAAGATGACCGAGGAGAATAGGGAACTGTCCGACCTCAAATTGGAGAGGAAGGAATGTCCTAAGTGCGGGGCAACTTGGATTAATGGTCAGCACATTTGGTCTGGTACAGGCAATATTGGAAATGAAGATGATCTTGCAGGACTAGTTTGCAACAATCTAGGAGATCACCAGTGCATCAATCCCAAGAAAGGATCTGATAAAGGAGATAGTTGGGATGCACGTCTTGCATACATGGAAGGTCGCTTTGATGAAAAGCGTGAAGACATGGAAAGACTTAGAGAAATGGGAAAAGGTTTAGATGATCTCTAAATACTAGTGGTGAACTAGTACTTTGTTGTGTCAACTAACGATGTATATTTGGGGAACCCGAATCTAAAGAAAGCGGGAACCCCAATACAATTTACAAAAGAGCAAATTGATGAGTGGATCAAGTGTAAGAATGATCCCATTTATTTTGCAATGAATTATATTAAGATCATCTCGCTGGACGAAGGTTTGGTTCCCTTCAGCATGTATGATTTTCAGAAGGGTATCCTCAGAGACTTTCATGAAAATAGGTTCAACATTGCAAAACTTCCGAGACAAACTGGTAAGTCTACTACAGTCGTCGCTTACCTATTATATTATGCTATCTTTTACGATAGTGTTAATATTGGTATCCTTGCTAACAAGGCTTCTACCGCCAGGGAACTACTGGGCAGGTTACAGTTAGCATACGAGAACTTGCCCAAATGGATGCAACATGGTATCCTGGTATGGAACAAAGGTAATGTTGAACTTGAAAACGGATCAAAGATTCTGGCTGCTTCTACGTCTGCAAGTGCTGTCCGAGGTATGTCCTTTAATATCCTCTTTCTTGACGAGTTCGCGTTCGTCCCGAATCACGTTGCTGAGCAATTCTTTGCCTCTGTTTATCCTACTATTACGTCTGGTAAATCAACCAAGGTAATTATTATTTCCACGCCTAACGGCATGAATCACTTCTACAAGATGTGGGAGGATGCTAGACGTGGTAAGAATGATTATGTTACGAATGAAGTACACTGGTCTCAAGTTCCTGGCAGAGATGCTAAATGGAAAGAGGAGACAATCAAGAACACGTCACCGCGACAGTTTGCTCAAGAATTTGAGTGTGACTTTCTTGGTTCTGCTGATACGTTGATTAACCCAGCAAAACTCCAGACTATTCCTTTCCATGATCCTATAGCAAGCAATGCAGGACTTGACGTTTATAAGAGAGCAGAAAAAGATCACGAATATATTATTACTGTTGACGTTGCCCGAGGTATCGGTGGCGACTACAGTGCTTTTATCGTGTTTGATATCACCACGATGCCGTATCAAATCGTTGCAAAGTACAGAAATAATGAGATTAAACCTGTTCTGTTTCCCTCGGTCATCTTCCAAGTAGCAAAGGAATATAATAATCCATACATTCTGGTAGAGGTCAATGATATCGGTGATAGTATCGCTGCTACTCTTAACTACGATTTGGAATATCCTAACGTGCTTATGTGCGCTATGCGTGGTAGAGCGGGACAAGTCGTTGGACAGGGGTTCTCAGGATCGAAAACACAACTAGGTGTCAAGATGAGTGTGACCGTTAAGAAGATTGGTTGCGCTAACCTTAAAGCAATTATCGAAGAAGACAAGTTGTTGTTCAATGACTTCCAAATCTTCCAAGAACTTACTACGTTTGTGCAGAAGAAACAAGCGTGGGAAGCAGACGAAGGTTATCATGATGACCTCGTAATGTGTATGGTTCTGTTTGCATGGTTAGTCATGCAAGAATATTTCAAGGAGATGACTGATCAAGATATCAGAAGGAGAATTTATGATGAACAAAGAAACCAAATCGAACAGGACATGGCTCCTTTTGGGTTTATCGATGATGGCATGGGTGATGATACCTTCACTGATGCTGACGGTAATTTGTGGGAATATGGAGACAAGCAAGAAGAGGTCGGTTATATGTGGAACTACTGATGGATATTGGGGATCAGTTCAGTCTGGAACATCTTCTTTTCAAAGAAAGAAAATGTAGATCATGCTTTAAGACAAAAAATCTCATCGAAGATTTCTATATGACTAGGAAATCTAAGAGAGGATTACCGTCAGCATATTCATACGAATGTAAGGATTGTACGGTCAAAAGAATTCTAAATAATAGAAAGGGAAAAGGACCCCTGTCGGATTTCGAGTATCCAGACTGGTAGTGTGTTCGTGCATTGTTTCCCCTCTAGAGCAATGCGAAATTCTAAATACTTTTAGATAAATTTGATATCTAAGAGGTAAAAACATGGCAAGTCAAGTCTCGCCTGGTGTTGTTATTAGAGAACGTGATTTATCCAATGCTGTTGTCGTTGGTGGTAGTGCTCTAGTTGGCGCTATTGCTAGCTCCTTCCGCAAAGGACCCGTAGGCAAAATTACAAAAATTGGTTCTGAGAGAGAACTGATTGACACATTCGGCGCACCAGCTGAGGCAAATGCTGGTGACTGGTTAGTAGCATCTGAGTTCCTCCGTTACGGTGGTCAACTCGCAGTTGTTCGTGCAACAACTGGTGTTCTAAACGCAACCCTAGATGGTAGTGCAGTTCTTATCGGTGATAAGGATGCATTCGATGCTGGTGTTGGTAGTGGCGAAAAATTCGCTGCAAGAGATGCAGGTGCTGACGGCAACAACCTTCGCGTTGTAGTTGTAGACCGTGGTGCTGATTACACAATCACCAAAGCTACCCACGGTTTATCAGTTGGTGGTAACTACAGCGATGCAAACTCTGTAACTCATGAAGTTGTAGAAGTTGTTGATGCTAACACCATCAGAGTTATTGAAGGTGCTTCTGCTCCTGTAGCAGACACTGGAGAAACAGTTGCAGTATTCACAGCATCTGATTGGAACGCACAAGCAATCGCTTCCACAGGTCTAACTTACAAGGCAATCGGTCCACGCCCTGGCACATCTGCTTTCGCATCTGAGCGTCATCTATCGTTCGACGAAGTACACGTTGCAGTTATCGACGAAAGCACAAATACAGTTGTTGAGAGACTAACATATCTCTCCAAACTAACTGACGGCAAAACACCTGAAGGTGGTGCAAACTACTGGAAGGATGCTGTTAACGAGTATTCTAAGTACATCTATGCAGGTGCTGCACTTGGCGCTTCTGAAGTAACAACTGGTGGCGAAGATCCTGGCGCTGCTGCTGCATCTTATGGTGCTACTGCTGCTGCTCCATTGAAACTCGCTCGTATTGTTTCTGCTGGTGGTGCTCTATCTGGTGGTGTTGATGACTATGCATACACTTCTGGTGAAATCCAGTCTGCATATGATCTATTCCTAGACACAGAAGAAACAACTGTAGACTTCGTTCTCATGGGTGGCGACGCTGCTAACGAGACCGATACCCGCGCTAAGGCAGCTGCAGTTGCTGCTATCGCAAACAGCAGAAAGGATTGCATCGCATTCGTTTCTCCTTGGACTGGTGATCAAGTTGCTACCTCTGGTAACGTTGCACTAACTCCTGCAACACAACTTGCAAACACCCTAGAGTTCATGGATACAATCGCATCCAGCTCTTACGTTGTTAAGGACAGTGGTGTTAAGTACACCTACGATCGCTTCAACGACAAGTATCGTTACATCGGTTGCAACGGTGACATCGCTGGTCTATGTGTCTCCACTTCTGCTATTCTCGATGATTGGTTCTCCCCTGCAGGTAATGCACGTGGTGGACTACAAAACGTCGTAAAACTTGCCTTTAATCCTAACAAGGCACAGAGAGATGATCTCTATACCAACTCGATCAACCCTGTTGTTGCATTCCCTGGTTCTGGTCCTGTCCTATTTGGCGACAAGACTGCGCTCGCATCTCCTTCCGCATTTGACAGAATTAACGTTCGTCGTTTGTTCCTCAATGTTGAGAAGAGAGCAAGAGCACTTGCAGAAGGAGTTCTGTTTGAGCAGAATGACACAACCACTCGTTCTGGTTTTGCTGCTTCTATGAGTTCTTACCTCGCTGAGGTTCAGGCACGTAGAGGCGTCACTGATTTCTTGGTTGTTTGTGACGACACAAACAATACACCTGAAGTTATTGACAGAAACGAGTTTGTTGCTGAACTCTACCTCAAGCCTACTCGTTCTATCAACTTCGTAACAGTTACTGTAACTGCTACAAGAACGGGTGTCTCGTTCAGCGAAGTTGTTGGTAGATAATCGATATTAGAGATAAACATCACGAGGTATAAAAACAATGGCAACGAACAACGTAAGTACATTCCTACAAACTATTGGGCAAGGTGTAAAGCCCAATATGTTTATGGTTGATATCGTCTTCCCTGACGAGATCGCCCTACAGACTGAGGACAAGCAACTTACAGATATTCTCTGCAAGTCTGCTGCACTCCCTGGTTCTAACCTAGGTGTTATTGAAGTTCCTTTTAGAGGTAGAACAGTCAAGATCGCAGGTGACCGCACCTTCGATACATGGTCTGCAACCTTCTTCAACGATAAGGACTTCAAACTACGCTCCTTCTTCGAGCAGTGGGCAAACAGCATCAACACACACGAGGGCAACACTGCTCCTCTGTTTACTCCATCTTCTACTACTGGTTACATGGCGTCTCTCGCTGTGCATCAACTAGAGAAGGATGCTAGTGTTGGTGGTTCCAAGTTGAGAACTTACAACTTGGTACACTGCTTCCCAACTAACGTTTCTCCAATCGATCTTGCTTATGATAGCAACGATCAGATCGAAGAATTCACTGTTGAGTGGCAGTATTCTTACTTCACTGCAGAAGGTGGCGACAGACCTGGCGTTTCGGCAGTTCCAGTAGTTTGATAAATAGTTGAACGCTCAACTATTGTATTTTAATCATGAGTCAGTTATTTGGCTTCCAGATTAACAGAAAGGAGGGGCAGAAGGGGCAATCCCCTGTCCCTCCTTCTGCTGATGAACCCATCGCCGTCGCCGCTGGTGGGTACTATGGAACTTATGTGGATACGGATAATCAAGCTCGTAATGAGTTTGAGATGATCCGTCGTTATCGCGACATGGCAATTCACCCTGAAGTGGATAGCGCAGTTGACGAAGTTGTTAACGAATTTAT